GAAAGCGAACCGACCTCGATCGTTACAAATCTTGGGTACTCGATTTCTTCGCCGATAATGGTCGAAGACCAACTGAACGTGAAGTCGCTCTGGAACATTCTGCACTCTGGTTGCGATACCAACCGCGTCTTATGTCCTTGCTCGATTTCTTGTGCCCGCCACAAAATTTGTGCGATGGCGACCTCCGACCTTGGCAACTAGAACTTTATGAAGAGTTAAAGGAGCCGTGTACGGATGATCGGTCGATTATATTTTATCATGACACTGATGGTGGTAAGGGAAAAAGTTGGTTTTGTCGGTATTGTTATTCGAAATTGGAGCGTCGAGTTCAACTCTTGAGTGTTGCGAAACGAGATGATTTGGCTCATGCAATTGATCCAACATGTGATATATTCTTAATCAACGTACCTCGTCTTCAGATGGAATATCTTCGATACGAGATATTGGAGAGCCTGAAGGATCGTACTGTTTTCAGTCCGAAATACCAATCTGGGATGAAGATTTTGAACCAGATACCCCATGTAATAGTGTTTGCGAATGAGTATCCAGTACAAAGTCAAATGACAGCAGATCGATATGTAATTAGAACTATTTAGTTACATGTTTTTAAAGTACACTTTATTTTTGTAATCGAAATTCACGACGACTTGAGTTGTATTGATAGTCGCCGGGTGGTCAGCTCTAAAAAGGGTATTTGCCCAAGAAACGAACACAAAAGGGTTTTTGCCCAACCTGTCATCAACGCCGTAGAAAGAGAAAGGTTTATTAATTTTGATGTAACCATCAAAAAATCGTGTAGCTCGTGCGAAACCTTCAGCAACCCCTACGCCGTAGCGTGGGTTTAACGTAAATTTTTTATGAAACAAAACATTGAGCTTGTCCTTGGCGATAGGTAGGCAATTTTTTCCAAAATCAAAGGGTGAATTAGCGTCGTAATTTTGGAAAGGTCTAGTACGGGCATCCGGATCTAGCTGCACTTGTTCTCCGTCTGTACCTAGTTGAATACGAAAGAAACTTGATTGAATATAGTTGAAGAGGTCTTCATTATTCCAGCTTGCCTCTCCTTGGTTAGGTCTTTTAACTTGTAATAGGGCAAAATGAACTGCATAGGGAATATTAGGGTATGTTTGCGCAGCCGATCCTTTGATAGCGTGACTAAACTGCCAACAATACTTGATGCCTGATAGCATGATTGTTGTCGACTTGCGCTTGTCTGTTCCTATTCCATGTACGGGCATAGGCATTGGTTCAGTATCTAAGAAACCTAATGTGAGCCCCTGGAAGTTAAGGTTTTCGTAGGCAGGTGATTGAACGCGGGCAGAGATAATTTGGTTAGCTGCCCTAGATCTAGCCTTGAACTTGCGGTAACCCCGTTGAATGAGTCGGGCTGCGCCCTGGCGCGCCCATCTGTTAGTGATGAAACCAGAGACTGCTCTGCGTGCCATATAGGCACCGCTTGCTTTCCAACCCCTTTGGATGCGGCGCGCAGCGACGTAACGGGACGTAGCCCTTGCTAGTACGCTCGCCGGCCGCGCGTATGGTATCATCATTTTTGTAAAAAAATGACAGTTGGTGTGCTGGTCAGTATTACCCAGCACACTTCGGTCCAGTCCTCATTTTTGGATCTTATTTTTCATGTCTCGTGGAAAAGCTTGGTGCTTTACTTTGAACAACTACACTGATGCTGAGTACAGGAGAATTATTGAGTGGGGTGCCGGGTCTGAATGTGAGTACCTTGTCGTCGGAAGAGAAAGAGGAGCTTCTGGAACGCCCCATCTCCAGGGATACGTGGTATTGGATGTGCGAAAACGCATGCAGCAAGTTAAGGAGGCGCTTGGTACTCGCGTCCACCTCGAACTCGCGAGAGGCACTGCTGCGCAAAATCGCGAATATTGCACAAAAGAAAATGACTTTAGCGAATGCGGAACCCTCCCTGTTGTTTCTCAGGGAAAGCGAACCGACCTCGATCGTTACAAATCTTGGGTACTCGATTTCTTCGCCGATAATGGTCGAAGACCAACTGAACGTGAAGTCGCTCTGGAACATTCTGCACTCTGGTTGCGATACCA